TACACAAGTGAAGAGGCAAACTACGATGACTTTGCTAGCGATCAGCTTCGAGTTATCAATGAGTATGTTAAAAACACTGGTCGTACAGTTCAAGATTACCTAAACACTCAAACTGTTGATTTATCCAACGTGTCTGATGATGCAGTCTTAAAGGAGTATCTAAGATTAGATAATCCTAATTTAACTGAAGCTGAGTTAAATGATTACATGGCTACAACATACAAGATGGACAAAGAGGAATATAACGAGAGACAAATGAACGCTGGTAAGGTTCAGCTCATGAAGGACGCTAAAGCTGCTAGAGACTACTTTAACGAGGTCAAAGAAGAGTATGCTATGCCTACAGAGTCAGAAGATTTTTCTGTATCCCAAGAGGATAGAGAGGAATGGATCAGCACTATGAGTGCTGAGGTTGATGACTTGGATGGTATATCATTCGCTATGAACGATCAGGGTGAAGAGTTTGTTTATCAACTTGATGATGACGCAAGGAATGAAATCAAGGGGTACAACTCAGACCTAGAAAGTTTCTTTGATCAGTATGTAGACGAAGGTGGTAACTGGGACTTTGACAAGCTCAATACAGATATGTATATCTTGAACAACATAGATAAGATTGTTCGAGGTGTCGCTAATCAGTACAGAAGCAAAGGAACAGAAAGCGTAATTAATGAGATTAAGAACCCATCATTTGCACAAGACAAGCAAGATGCACCTCAGAAGCAACAGACAACTCTTGAGATGTTAAGAAAACAAATTTTAGGTTAAAAAAGAAAATTAATTACTTTATTTAAAATTATAAAAAAATGGCAACAGTAAGTTTAGCCTCAGGAATGGTGCCAACACCTTCTAATGTGGCAGTTGCAACTACATCAAACTATGTAGGTACATCAACGTTAATTAACGCTGACCGTACAGATGGTATTCCATTACACAAACGTGATGTAGATGAGCAACTAATTAAACGATATGGTAATCAAGGGATTACTGGATTAATGGAATTGTTGGGTAACAAAAAAGAAACTACTCAGCAAACTTTTGAACACTATGAAGAAACTTTCCTTCACAATCACTTTACAGGTGTTATTGGCGGTGGTGCAGGTGTTGTTAATATAGATGACACTTTTGATGACTTAGCTAATGGTAATGGTAGAGTTGCATTAAGAATAGGAGATTTAGTTTTAGGTGGATCAGGTTCTATGTACTATGTTTCTGCTGGATCTGGAGATGACTATACTTTAAAAAATGTTTCAGACAATGCTACAGCTAGTAATGGTGCAGACACAAAGTTTACTATTATTGGTAATGCTTATGCTGAAAGAACAGAGCAGCCAGTTGGTATTACACCTCGTGTAGATCAATACCAAAACAAGTGTCAAATTATTAAAGAATCATTTACTGTTTCAGGATCTGAAGCTACAAATGTTATTTATGTAAAAGTAAACAACCAAGAATTTGGAACTGGTTACTTATGGTACTTACAAGGTGAGGCTGATACTTATCAAAGATTTATGGACTACTCTGAGCTTGCAATGATTGTAGGTGATGCTGGTGATGGGTCTTTAACTGATGCTTCGTCTGATTCTGTTGTTACTACAGAAGGTTTGTTGAAGTTTATTGAAAACAAAGGTCAAACTATGGATCTTGGTTCTTCAGCAATTACAATGGCTGACTTTGATGCTGCTGTAAAATCTTTAGATAAACACAGAGGTGCAAAAGAGATGGCTCTTTACGCTGGTATTAATTTATCTTTAGATATTGATGACCTATTAGCTGCACAAGGAGCTTACGCTGCTGGTGGTGCTAACTATGGTACTTTTGCAAACAACAAAGACATGGCGTTGAACTTAGGTTTCAACTCGTTTACTCGTGGTGGTTACACTTTCCACAAGAAAACTTATGACCTATTCAACCGTCCTGACTTGTTAGGTGGTGATGGATTTAAATTCAATGGTTTCGGTATGTGTATTCCTATGGATAATCAAAGAGACCCACGATCAGGAGAAAGCATTCCTTCTTTACGTATGCGATACAAAGCTGCGAATGGTTACTCTCGTGAGATGGAGCACTGGTTAACTGGATCTGCAGTTCTACAAAATAGAACTAACGAGAAAGATGAGTTGCGATCTCACTACCGTACTGAACGTGGTTTTGAAGGATTTGCTCCTAACCGTTTCTTATTGTTCAAAAAATCATAATTAATATAGATAGATGGAGGGGAGAAGGTCTTCCCTCCTAAATCTTTTAAAAAAAAATAATTATGAAATACGAAAAATATGTTTACTTTAACTCAACTGCTGCAGCTACTGCAGCTATTGGAGAATTAACTTTTACTGCTGTTGATAAAAGTGCTAAAGGTAATTTAGTTTCTGTAGCTATACCAGAAAGCGGTACTGAAAGTCAAGTAACAGTTTCTGTTTCAGGAAACGATATTACTTGTGCTATTGGTACTTCTAATGATATGGGTGGAGATGATGTAGTGACTGCTGTTCAAGCAAGTGCTGCAGCTTCCGCTTTAGTTGGAGTTGCTAGTAGTGGTACTACACATATAACATCTGCTGTTTCACAAACCTTTTTATCAGGTGGTGAAGCATCTGTATGTTTTCCTTTAAGTTCTTTTTGTGGTATGCAACCAACAGGAGACAGTGCTTTAACTCTTTACTTTAAGTCTATGAAAAACCATGATGGTCATGACGTAGGAGCTGATGGTATTGTAGTATCTGACTCTGTTGTTTTGACTTTAGCTTCTGCTAATACTCACAAAGAAACTATGCAGGCTATATGTGAAAGATTTAACTCTGCTCAGGCTGGATATGGAGATATTGTAATAGGTGATGATAAAAGTGGAGACACTGAGTATTTATCTAGTTTAATATCTGCAGTAGGTACAATAACTATAGCGGCTGCTAATTCTTAAAATATAAAGACATGAACGAAAAATATTTATACTTTAGAACTCAAGCCACTATTGGCGATGATGATGGAACAGGTGAATCATGCTGTTTCCCGTTATCTGCTTTGGTAGGTATGCAACCAACAGCTGACAGCTCTTTAACATTATACTTTAAGTCGATGCTTAATCGTGATGGTATGGATGTAGGATCTAATGCTGTTGTTGTTTCAGATTCTGTAACTTTAACTTTAGCTACAGCTAATACTCATAAAGAGGCTATGCAAGATTTATGCGAGAGATTTTTATCTTCAAAAGATGGTATGATTGTAGTTGGTGATGATTTATCAACTAATACGGAATACTTCTCCACTTTAATTAGTGCAGTAGGTACTATAACTGTAGCAGCTGCTAATTCTTAAAATAAAATAAAATGGAAGAATTATATTTATACTTTAGAACTCAAGCTACTTTAGCTGATGATGACGATGCAGCACAATCTTGTTGCTTTCCATTATCTTCTTTAGCTGGTTATCAAGCAGGAAGTGCTTCTGGTGTAAACACAGTAACTTTATTTTTTAAGTCAATGCTTAATTATGACGGTGCTGACCAGGCAACTAACGCTGTAACAATATCAGATTCTGTTGTTCTTAATCTATCTTCATCTGCAACACAAAGAGAGTTTAGAAAGCAATTTATTGCTGCTATTAATAATGCTAAGGCAAAAGTTAATAAAAACTTTTTAGTGATTGGTGATGATTTATCATCTGGCACAGAATACTTTTCTAATTTATTATCTAGTGTAGGTACAATTACTGTAGCTGCAGCTCATAGTTAATAGATAGAAATTACAAATAATACTGGAAGGGGACAAGCCCCTTCCTTTTATAAACTTTAAGTTAATTTTAGAAAATAATTATTATGACACCAACAAAAACTCGTAAGGCTGTTACGCCTCCTACGTCTACTAAGGTCGAAGCTAAAGCTCCCGTAGTAGAAAAAAAATTCACTCCTCGATTTACTAATAGAAAACAAGAGTTTAAACCTACTGTTTACGAATTAATATCAAAAGCAAAAAGAAAAAATGGTATGCCACAATACCCTATAGTTTCTTTACTTAAGGCTGAGGATATTATTTTTGACCCTATAACTGGTGAGAACAGAAAAATTAGATATGTTCCTGGTGAGACATCTATATTTGCTGATGAGCAGCCAGAAAATGCTAGAATGAGAGAGCCTATTGCTTTTAATAATGGTTATATTTTTGTAGATCATACTAATCCTACCCTTAAAAAATATTTAGATACTTGTAATGCTAATGGTAGTAATCCACATAGAATAAAATCTAAAAATATTATGTTTAAAGTAAGGGATAATGAAAAGTCTGCTAAAGATAAAATATCAAAGGTTAATGATACCATGGATGCTGTTCAAGCTGCCCTTAAAATGCCTTTAAATGAGCTTATAGGTTATGCTAAGGTTTTAGGTGTAAACACTGATAAGAGTGTTGATGAAATTCGTTGGGATATGAAAATACAAGCAGAGAAGAACCCTAAAGGTTTCTTAGCTGGTATGAATGATCCTAGAACAGAAATGAAGCAATTATTATTAATGGCTCAAGAGTCAGGAATAATAAGAATGGATAAAAAAGCTATTACTTGGGTATCCTCAGGTAACACAATTTGTGTCCCTGCTATAGGAACTAAGCCTATTGATAGAATGGTAGACTTTTGTTCTGAAGGTGAGGGAGAACAGATATATGCTGAGATAGAACGTAGGCTACAAGCCCTTAATGGATAATACATTAAGACTATATATATAGAAGGGGGACTTAACGGTCTCCCTTTTTTTTGATATACGGATTTATTTCGTACTTTTGCTAGGGAATAAAATACACAATAATGACGATTGATGAAGTATATAAGCTAGTTCAGGTGTTTGCAAATAAGGAGCAGAGGGGATTTATAAGTCCGTCTGACTTTAACCTTTTAGCAAAGCAAGCTGAACTTGAGCTATACAATAAAAGACTTTCTATAATAAAGCAAAAATCACCTACAAGAAGATCTCAAGGAGTATATGCAGAAAATTTAGCTCCAGAGTTGGCAAGACAAGATATAGCTACCTTTTTAACTAGATCTGACATGACTGTAACTGCTAAAGATGCCCCATATTTAGGTGTAACTGTAAATCTAATTACTGATTATGTAGAATCTATGTTTATTAATGTGGATGAGCATCACGACATTTCAAATAATATTCCTTTAGATATTGTAGAGCCAAAAGATATAAATCAAATACTTAGAAGTAGTTTAGTTAAGCCATCTATAGAATATCCTATAGCTTTACTTGGGTCAGAAGGTGGAACGTCAAAAGTATTTAGCGTATTTCCTGACACTATAAAAAAAGTTATAGCTTATCATTACAGATACGCTAATAATCCAAAATGGAGTTACGTAACTGTAGCAGGTAAGCCTGTTCATGATTCTTCATCATCAAATGCATTTAAAATATCTAGCAGATGTCATGGAGAGATTGTAGTAAAGATATTAGAATATTTAGGGGTTTCAATTAGAGAGGCTGATGTTGTTCAATACGCACAGGCTAGTGAATTAAAAGCAGATAGTTAATTATGGCAATAGATTACACAAGTATAGATGAGGTCGTAAATGACTTTCAGTTAATGATGGATGACACGTCTTATGATAAAGATGCAAACGTCTATCAGTTAAGATTATTAGCACTTCAAGGGTTAAGGGAGCTAAAGTTTGATGCAGAGCAAGAAGTTAAAACAAGTACTCATACTGTAAGCAGTAATAATTTAGATATTGATCTTCCTTCTGACTTTGTTAAACTATTAAGGATTGGGTATAAAAACAGTGATGATGAGTTTGTTTCTTTGGGGTATAAATCTAATTTATCTTTAGATGCGGATGTAACTTCACAAATAAGTGAAGACCCTTATGATGAAAACAATCCTTATTTTCACACTGACATGGGTAGAAAATATGGTGTAGGTGGTGGACAAAATGCTTTAGGATATTATAGGTTAAATAGAAATGATAATACTATAAACTTTTCTTCGGACCTTTCTGGTAAAGTAGTATTTATGGAATACATTTCTGATGGTATAGGGTCCGTTCAGCCAAGAGATCACGTTATTCAACTTACCTTTAATAGTGCTGGTACTTCAGGTGATGAAATTCGAACTGGAGCTATATTAAGGATACCAAGACCTGATTCAACTGGTTCTAGCTATACTTTTACCTTTACAACTAGTACTGCAGAAAACAGCTCTCAAATTCAAATTGGAGCAGAAGATGGAAAGACTACTGTAGCAGAAAAATTCTCTACCGTAATAAATGAAGGTTACCCCACCTTTTCAGGAAGTAATAAACTCCCTTTAGATAGTAGAATAAAAGCGTCTCAAAATACAAATTCAAACATAGTTACTTTAACCTATAAAGATTTAACTGTAAATCCTCTTTCTATTGAAAATTCAACTTTTGACGTTAATACAAGTCAAACTGTTGGTGATTCTACAACAGATATTAAAGTTTTAGAAAAATCAATTGAATTAATTCAAAAAGGCGTTGCAGGACAGGGGCCTAGAGTTCACAAATTTTGTGAGGAGGCTCTGCGTTGCTACATGTATTACAAATACATTCAAAGAAAACGTGGTGTTCCTGCTAACGAAAAACAAATGGCTAAGAGAGCATATTACAACGAAAAAAGATTAGCTAGAGCTAGAATGATGAACTTTAATAAAGAGGCTGCTATGCAGATTTCTAGAAAAGCGTTTAAGCAATCTCCTAAGATATAATTTACAATGGCACAAGATAAGAAAGTTTTTACAGGTGGGATGGATAAAGATTCTGATCCTCGCTTGATTAAGCAAGGTGACTACAGAGATGCCTTAAACATAAGAAGTGTTTCATCATCAGATTCTACAGCAGGATCTGTTGAAAACATAGAGGGTAACACTTTAGTTCCTTATAATTTTATTACTGAAAACAATCAGTATGTAAACGTAGAGTCAGGTATAGGCGTTAATGGTACAAATGTTAGTATAGAAGATGTTCAACCTGATCTTATAAACTTATCTCAAACTATAATTTTTTCAGGAACAGAGTCAATAAATTATCAATCTAGTTTTACAATAGGTTATACTAGCTCTAGTGATTCTGATCCTACTTATATTAGTGGTTCTTACACTGCTTGGTATGGTAATAATCAATTAACTTCTACTTCAAACACACTTTATGATTTATTCGGACCAGGAGGTCCTTTTTCTTCTTTTAACGTAATAGATCACAATACAGGTCTTAGTTTAAATGTAAGTGCTTCAGTAGATTTTCTTCCTGGTAATGTGTTTGATGGTTCAAATGAATTTTCAGTAACTTTTACATCTAATCAGCCTGGTGGTCAATTTAATATAGTTATAAGATCTGGATTAAGTTCTTCTTATAACTCAGATTATGGTCAAGAAGCATATTTTTTGGATGAAGAATATCCTGATGATATTGGAAATTATTATGTTGGAAATGACACTATAATTAATGGTTCTATTGGGTTTTCGCAATCTGATAATGATACCAATGTAGATGATGAAGGAAACGTATTTGGTCCTGGGGTTAGTGTTTTAGGAGGTGGAGTATATGAGCTTGTTGTTGAGGGAGAACAGCCAGAAACTTATCCTGGTGATCCTCAGGTTACTAACCCTAATACAGATGAAGTTACAACTGGGGGTGTTAATATATTTTCTTATGATCAAACTGGTGGGGATGGAACATCTGTTGATGATTATGTTGTAACAGAATTTTTAAACCTAACTGATTCAACTGAAAAATTTAACAGTGGTGGTGAGTTTGAGTTTGGTCCATCTCAAGATAGTATACCTCAGTTTTTTGATGACGCTATATCTAATGATGAATTTGGCGAAGTATTTATAGAGGGTAGTAACGGAAGCACTACCAAACTATCAAGTATTACAACTAACTTTGTTAAAACTACACGTCTTGGTGGTAAATCTTCTACTTTAGGTAGAAACAACCCAGACGCTATTTCATACTCTCAGTTAGAGTTTTATTTCAATAGTGAAGAAGTAATAGAGGGTGATGGTTTTAGTATTAGTGAAGGTACTTTAACGTTTACTGGTGAAGAGGTAAAAGCTTTAAACACTTATACTCTTAAATCAAATATAATAGAGGGTAAAAACTTTAAGTTAGATTTAACTGTATCAGGATTGCCATCTGGTAATAGTTTTACTGTTAATGTAGGTAATAATTCCTTTGGTACAATAAGTACTGATGGAACTCATAGTATACCTATAAACGACCCTAACAATTCTTCTGTTATATTTTTGCAGTTTGATAAAGATTTCACTTCTTCTGATACCCTTACCTTAACAAACGTTAGATTATTTTTAGAAAACGAACAAGTAGATAGCATAACTATTAGGTTAGCTTCACCAAGTTTGACAAGGTTTAAATTAGCCTTTGCGTCAAGTGAAACTGAGTTAAGAAACGATTTGGCAGCTGGAAATCCAGTCACTACTTTGCCATCTTGGTACAGTGGTACTTCAATAAGTCTTATTAATAGATCTGCTGGAATAACTGATTTATCTTCAGTTAACGTTGATTATCAACAGTTGCAGTTAGAGTTAGAACATGCTAGTGCTCAAATAGAAACATTAACAGCACAGATAAACTCAATAACATCTCAGTATAATGCTGAAATACGTAGATTAGAGCAACAATTAGCTATAGCTAATTCAAATTTAGCTCAAGTTCAAATCGAGTTAGATAGAGCAAATGCTGCTTTGAATGCGCTTGAATCTGAGAATCAAACTCTTCATGAGTCTCAAATACAGCTGCAAAATGTTATAACAACCTTTATATTAGATGCGTCAGATCCAAAACCAGATGTACTTATTAATCTTTATGCTGGAAACATAGATGCTATTAGTCAGTCACTTAATTTAATATCTGCAAATTTAGTCGACTTAAGTACAACCACTATTACCAATGTTAATCTTCAAAATACAATAAATGCTTTGACAGCAGAAGTTCAAAGTTTAAATGCTGAGTTAGATGATAAACAAGAGACAATTTTATATCAAGGTGGCGCAATTCAAAGCTTAAGTGACCAAGTTTCTGATTATCAAGTTGAAGTTGCTAATTT